TATCTTGTAGAAGAAGCAATAAACTTCTTAGCAGCAATCAACAATCTACGAACATTGATACGGTCAAGAGCAGATGGACGACCTTGAAGTGTCTTTTGACCCCATACACATACTCCAGTTGATGGGAATACTGCGATAGGATTGATTCTTGCCTCATACAATGTATCTCTTTCTGTTTGTGTTAATCGTGTTTTAACTTCAACAACCTCTGTAAGACCACCACGATTCAAACCAGCAGGAGCGAACCATTCAGCAGAAACACGGTCATTGAATGCAATCACACCAGGAAGAACAACAGATGGTGGAACCCAAATTGGTTTGTTTCTATCGAAATCAAGAATCTTAACCCAAGGATAATATGTAGCCGCATAGTTTGTATCTAAACCTTCGGTTGTAGAAACTGCAGTTGCAATATTATCAGAGATTCCAGTTGAATCCATTACATAGAAAGCATCACCACGATTTTCACACATATCAGCGGCATAAGTTGTTACTGATGAATGTAATTGGTGTAATACACCAGGTGTTGCAATCATGTTAATATCAAATTCATCTGCATTTGAAATTGTATCGATGGCCTTCTTGTAAGCAGTATATCCATCAGCAGAAGTAGTTGATATATCAAATCCTTGTGTATTTCCAGCTACGATATGTACGCCTGTTTTCTTTTGTAGATTTGGCTTGTGACCGTCAAATCCACCTTGGAATGGCAACATAAATTTACGAGTGTCAAGAGCAGTATTAGTTGTCAAATCGATTGAAGAACTATATGCAGTTGCACTTGATGGGAAATTTGCACCAGGATTTTGTTCGTAATCACCCAAGTAGAAGTCTATGTTACTACCTGTTGTTTGATTAGCTGCAATAGGTAATGGACGAAGATAGTTAAAGTTATCTGTATTAGAGAAGTCATAGTTGAATCCCCAATATACTCGTCTATTGTAAGCACCACCAACTGATTGTGCTGAAACATAAGTTGCAGCGGCTGGTTGTGTGAATGCACTTGGTATTGGAGAAATAGGAGCACGGAAACCAAAAGGAACAAGATTTGGAGATATTGCACCATTTGCAACGGCTTCTGTTACTTCAACACGAATATATTTTGATTTGTTAGAATAGTCACCATTTACAACAACTTTACCTTCATCGGTAATTGTAATATATCTATCACCAACTGCTCTTGCAATATATTTTGGAGAATTTGGATCAAGATTACACTTAAATTGTTCTACTACTGATGGGCGTATATCTTCGTCTTCTGATGTGAATGGTGTTTGTGGAAGTTTAGATTGATCAACAAATCTAACAACAACATCAAAATCACCATATTCAGAACCAGCGATTGTACCAGCAGGACGAATATTTGCAATACCAACCTTTACTTCATAGTTAGCATGAATACCATGAGAAAGTGTATGGAATTTGAAAAGATCTTGTTTGATAGCACCAACTTTTTGTGATGTCACATAAGGTGTAGATGCTTCAAGATAATCTGTTGTGAAATCCCAAGGAGAACCAGCAGAACCAGTTTCAATCAAGATAGTAGTTGCACCATCAGCTGCCAAAGAAGCAGATGCTTGTTTTTTGAAATTAACATAATTGTAAACGGCATGAGTTCCGTAAGGATTATAGCCGAATAAATCACCTACAAATGAAGTATTTTCAGGGTCAATAGAAGAACTGAAAGCAAGACCGTTTTCACTGGTTGCATTTGTAAATGAAGAAACATCTGTTGTAAATCCACCAGATACAGTTAATACAAAACTACCGCTTGCATTTGCAGAAATCGCTGACTTCGCAAATAAAGAATCGGAATCACTATTTGTTACAACAAAAGTAGGGTGCAATAATGATATAAGTTTCTTACCCCAAGAACCTGTTGCAACAAGTGCAATAGGATGTTTTACGGAATATCCACCTGAACCAAGTACACGAACTATTGTTGCACTACCAGCATTATTTAGATAGTTTTTAGCAGTATATGGTAAATATGATTGTTCATAAGTTCCACCGAATTTGGTAACAAAATCACCATAACCATTTACTACGGTTGGGACAAATGCAGGTCCCTTCATCGTGGGTCCAATGAGAGCAGCACCAATGGCACCAATTCCTTGTGGAAGGAATGATAGGTCATTTTCATTGGTAAACACTCCAGGACTTACAATTCTTTCATTAGCCACTTATTATCTCCATAAAATTATAGAATTGAATTCTCATATAAATATGAGTTAAAAACCTCAAACTATGCTTTGGTTGGAATAAATTTTCCAGAATCTAAATCTAAAACTCCATCACCGTACTTTTCATTTAATGAAGATACCAGTGACTTTTCTTCTTCTTGTAATTTGCTATATCTATCAAACAATTCAGTTCTGAATGTTGATATTTCTTCCAATCTCTTATTCAACAAATGTAATTCAATTTCAACTTGACCGATTTGAGCAGTTGTTGTTGCATATTTTGATTGAAGTGATTTTACTGATTCCACATCTTCTTGTGAAAAATCTTTTTCTGTGTTTTGTGCCGTAACTTCTGACATAAAAAACCTCTTATTAAATTAGTAAATGTAACATCTATAAATATGTTTTTAAAATTCTATAATACCATTTATTCATTAGAATCATCAAATTCTTGTGGGTATATTCCTGGAGATCCTTCAGTTGATCTATTTGTTAATCTTTTCATTTTTTGTTCATAATATTTTAGTTCTTCTTCAAAATCCTTATTCAATTTTCTGAATCCTTTTTCGTTTTGTCCTACACCCAATAATCTACGGGCATCAGAATTAAATGAATTAAATTCATCACTATTTTGAATCAACTCTGTTTTTTCTCTACCAAGTACAGAATTTATATCACTAAATGCCTCAGATACAAAAACAATTTTGTTTGCAGTTACCAATCTCTTTGTTGTTGTTTGAGCTGCAACATCTTTTGGTAATAAATAAGCGTGTGCTGTTATTTGAAAAGTAGCACGAACAACTCTATCTTGACCTGTTGTGTTACTGTCTTCCATAGAAACACTATCCATATTGGTTGAAAACTTAAAGAAGTTTTTATCGCCAAAAGATTGACCACTAAAATAAATGAAATTTTCTACAATATAATTTAGTTGGTTTTGGTATTCACACCAAATAATAAAATCATAGGAAACATCAACATAATCAGGCATAGGAGTCATAAAATATTCGGATGGTTTCTTTGCACCATATTGGGTGCTAAATTTATCATACGGTGTTGATGTATTATATTTATGACGCATTATGTATGCAATTTGATTTACATTTGCAACTTTATTTCTTCTCATTTCATTTTTAATTGCAACGGAAGATCTACGAAATGTTATCAAAGGAACTATTGTCTTTCCCTTTTTATCTTTGAGAAACCCATCCTTTTGAATTGACGCCCATTTTTCAGAATTGGCATAAATTGTTGGAACGGTAATATATTCACTACCGTCTTCAACTCGTATCTGCATTTTTTGATCGATAAATGATTTTATAGCAAAATCTATATCATATAAAGTTATACCAAGACTTCTTGTTTTATCTTTATCTCTACGAGTTTGTAAATGTCTAAAATCCCCAAGGTCTGTTCTTGGATTCTGAATAGAATTTCTATCATCGATAAAACTATCACGAGTTCTACGAAGTGGTGGTTTTCTATATTTACTTGAATTATTCATTATATGTTACTCGGTATATCATTATTGTCATTTGGTATTGACGGTCTAAATTCTTCTATTTGTATTCTTGATCGTCTTGTCAAGTGTGTTGATGCTATTATAGAAACATTATGACCCCATCTATCCGTTGCAAACGAATAATCTGGATTTTTTCCACCGAAATATTGATTCTCTTGAACTTGATCAACTTCCCACCATTCACCGTTGTACTCAATAACATCACCAACTTCAACGAACAAATCTAATTCTTTTAGATATTCTCGTATAAATGAAAATGTACATGATTGTTGGTAATCTTGTCCAAACTCTGTTCCTTCATACGCCTGTGCTTCTCTTGCTATTAGAGCAACCATTTTTACAGGACTATGGTAAACTTTTTTATCTGATTCATTATACAAATTTGTTTTTGTATTTTCCAAAGAAAGTTTGTACACCGCAACTTCCGTATCAATTACATCCGCAACCAATTCCATATTGAACTTGTGAACAAGTCCTGCATCTCGTGTTCCATGAAATAATGGCATTGTATTATCCTATGTAAATTGCTAAAGGTGTTCCATTTAAACTAACATTCAAGTGTTCTGTTTCAGCTCTCTTTGCCTCTAATAGTTTAGCACGAGTCATCGTATCTAACATTGTTCTCAATTCTTCGACTAAACCTTGTTTTTCATTTCCAGCTGCTGTTAATAAATCACCAGCGTTCAATGATGTTTCACCATTTGGAATTGGAATACTACCATATTTGCCACGGATATATCCGAGATTTTCTTTCACAAGAGCAAGTGTATATTTGAATATCCATTGACGACCAACTGAATTTATATGTTGGTATTTCATGTGTTGATATGGTGCATTTGATATATCAGATACAGTTCCATTTGGATATTTTAATGGATTAGACCTCTCTTCCTTTACAATATATTCAATCCAAAGTTTGAAATCTTTGGTAGGTAATGGGAATATTCTTAATTCATTATTTATCATTTCAAATGTAAATGCAGATTTACGCATTAGGTCATTAAATTCAATCGCTTGAATACGAAGCAAGTCTGCATACATTGGCATCAACATAAAAGATACACCGGTTGAATAAGCACCGAATCCAAATGTATCTAACATCGCCTGATTACCCAAATACGGATCATAGAAACGAATTGATGCCGGTGGACCATAGTGATGTACTTTTTTAATTTCTATTGAACCGGTTGGTACTTTTATATCACGGATAAGTGTATCGAGATTATATTTTTGCTGTCCTACCTTTACATCGATTGATGAAGAATAAAAATTTATGTTACCATTTGTAAATGTTTCACTTCCATATTCATTAGCAATTTGAATCAAACCACCCATATTACTTGATATGTTTCTATGGGTAAGATTTGAAGATGTTGGTGAACCCATTATACTCAACATATTTTGTTGAATATTATATTGGTTTACATGATTTGAATATTCAGACACGGCTTCTTCAAAGCAAGCATAAAAATTTGTTGCTTGAAGTTCCACATCCATTAGTGGATAACCAAGTCTTCTAGCACACCAATCCGCTACATTATCTGCATCGGATTGGAAACTAGATTCAGCATCATAAAATCCAAATGGTGTACTGCCAGTTGTAAAACTGGAACTACCAGGCCAAATAGGAATATCTGTCATTTACTTCTCGGATTTTGTTTCTTCAAAATACTTTAATATATCATCAACAATAGGATGACGGTGGTTTGTTTTTAATTCATAAACCCCCAATCCATTTATTTTATCTTTCATATTAAATAAATATGGCAATCCAGAATCTTTTTTCTGTTTCAAGTCTATTTGTGATATATCACCGGTTAGCATCATCTTTGAGTTAATACCTAAACGAGATAATATCATTTCCATTTGTGCCTTTGTTACATTCTGTGATTCATCAACAATAACACAGGCATTTACAAATGTTCTACCACGAAGAAAAGAAATAGGAGCAATTTCTATTTTATCTTCCATCATTAACTTTTCAATTTTCTCTTTATGATACAGTTGAAACATATTTGCCTGTATAGGAGATAACCAAGGATCCATCTTTTCCTTTATATTACCAGGAAGAAATCCCAAATCTTCATTTGATACAGTTGGTCTTGTAATTATTATTTTTTCAACCTCACGATAAAAGAAACATTCAAGAGCAATTTGTGTTGCTAATAATGTTTTACCCGAACCAGCCTTACCAACAAAAACAGAAATATCATCTTGTAAAGCATCCGCCTTTATCCTTTTTTGTTCCTCATTCAATGTTAATTGAAATTGGATTTTATTTTTTATAGTTTTTCTTCCTTTTTTTATACCCGTTGTATTCAGACTCGAAACTTCTTCTTCACTCAATAAAATTTCTTTGTTATCGACTTCTTCGTTATATTCAGAACTCATGTCAGCTCCTATAATAATTTAGAAAGGGTTTCTCCCATTGACTTTACATCCGCTTCAATTTTGGATAATATGTTATCCAATTTTTCTGGCTTATGGGTCCATTCAAAACCTACAATAGCAATAAATTCCGATCCTTTTCTTATCGGATATACAACTGCTGATTTAGACCCTCTCTGTGAAAAAAATGCCTTAGTTATTAAGTCCTCTATATTATCTACAACTGGATATACCGCCTTATGATTTATCACATCTTCTACGAAGTTGGAATAAAGTGACATCGGTAAGTTCTGATATTGCTTAAACTCTGTGCTAACACCTTCTTCGAGAGACTCGAATGATGTTGATAGTTTAGTCATGGATTTGCCTGTGTTGTATTTACCACCATTATGTCTTTGAAGTATAAATGCACGCTGACAATTATATTCTTCTAATAGTTGGTCTAATATGGTTTGGATTAGTTTGGAATGAGAAATCTCTCGGTCAATTCTTTTTTGTTTGTATTCACCGTACTTGTATTTCAGAAACCAAGATAGGAACACTCCAAGAAGTGTTGCTAAACTTGATACTCCTAATTTGAGTATATCTATGTATTGAATTTGAGTTTCCATTTGTAATAAATAGCAAGTAGAAAATAAAAAAGGGTGACAATTATCACCCTTTATTAAAAATTATTTTAGTAGGAATTAAGCAAGTAATTTAGAAATTGTATCAGTTAAAAACTTACCAACACCAACTTCACCAGCTTTAACCGCTGTTAGAGCAGCTTCAATACCAGCCATTACATTTGCACCTTGTGACGCCGCCTTTATAGCACCTGCACCGGAAGCAACTGCAAGAGAAGCAACAATAACAGTATGAACAACATTAGCAATCTTTTCTTGTTTATCTGATGGTAATTGTTTGAAT